CAGCTTCTCCGCCGTAGTCTGGTCCTCTGGAGAAACAGCGATGAATGCTTCCACCAGATTCAGGACATCACCAGCGGGTGACTTGAGGTTACGCAGAGCCGTGCGTGCGGTTGACAGGCTATCGAACGTCAGCGCGGCACCTGTGAGAAGGTTCTTGCGCGTGGTGTTGAACACCGCCGCACCGTCTGCCATGTTCGGATTCGCAAGGATTGCCGTATTCCACACCAGGTCGGACTCCAGCCGTGCGGCGCGTGCGCCGTAGCGGGAAACCAGGTTGGCAACCTGTCCGAGGTCGTCGTTTATGAGAAGCTGGCGGGTAAGGGCGACGCGGGAAGCGTAGGTGTCGACCTTGTAGCTTTCGCCCGTGCCGTCCGTTATAGTGCCGAGAGCCACAACGCCGTCGCTGCCGAGTGCCTGGAGTCCAGGAACCATGCCGAGCTGAACGGCGATGTTCGGACGGAAATCGGCCACTTCAACCACGTTTGCGAACGGCTCGTATGTGCGCGGAAGAATCTGATAGCCACGCAGAACAGCGCGGTTCATCAGGCTCGACAGCGCGATCGGGAACGCTGCGGCACCCTGGAAGGTGTCAGAACGCATGGACAGAGCGGCATCCGCCAGCATATCTCGGGACATGCCACGGGCTGCGCGGCCACCGACAGCGCGGACCATCTCCAGGACGGACATGTTGACATACTGCCGCCCGACTTCCGTAATCTGGGCATCAGTGATGAGTCCAGCGCGCCGGAGAATGGCATTCTCGACACCGGCCCTGACGGATTCCTGCTCGTCGCGCCCGACGCTCACGCGGATGCTCGACGTTCCGGTTTCGGCCTGTCGCTCCGCTACGGCATCGAGGATTGTTGAGCGCGCTGCGGAAAGCTCAACGCCTTCAGCAACAAGCCGCTCACCGACATCAGCCACGCCGACGCGGGTAGCAATGGCGCGGATTTCGGTTGCGCGGGTGCGATCGGCGGCGACGGCGGCGCGAACCTGCTCCGCGATTTCGGCGGTGGTTGCGGCTGCCGGAGCGGCTGCGGGAATGACGTCTGGCATGTTGTCTGTCTCCGTGGCGGCTGGCGCGCCTCTGTTGGTTGTGAGTGTTTGACCGTCGCCATTCGCGCCCCTAGTCGCTCTGACGATAGTTATTTCCGCCGTATCGTTAGTTCTTGCAGAGCGCACACTTGCCCCAGAGTCAGCAGGGATTGGAACAAGCGATACTTCTACTGGCTCCCAGTCCGTCGCAGTTAGCAGAGGAACTTGGCCGTCGCGCTCCGTGAGTGTCGCCTTCAGGATTCTGTATCCAACGGAACAACCGCGCACGATGCCATCAGCTATATCCTGCCGGAGTCCGGAGCAGTCATCGCGCCGGGAAATCTGCGCCGTGAGCGTCCCTGTTCCGTCTGCGCCGAGCATGAATGAGCCTGGGATAACCGCTCCAACCTGCGATGCCGTATCGCGGCAATGGTCAAGCATGATTGGGCCGCCGCCGTTCATGCGGTCGATTCTGCAAGCTCCAGGGGCTGCGGAAAGTTCTTCGTCGTAGTCTCCATCCCACCCGAAGCGGCGCACTACCGCTCCAGTTGTCCACGTGAGGACGCACTGGCCCGTTGTTTCATCCCAAGATGAAGGCGCAAGATCTGCGGACCTGGTTTGAGCCGGCAACGCACGCGTGATGGTATCTGGCATGTCCTGACTCCGCATTCCTGGCGACGGTGCGCCTGTTATTCGCTGCGCCCCTCGCCGTTCCCGTTTGCAGCCTTGCGGAGCGCAACAATCGACTTCACGGTACCGATCGGGTCTGTCGTGAACCGCTTCACCAGCGTTCCCAGACCTGTCAGCAGGTCGTCAGCCGCGTATGCAGACACACCGACAAGAGCGGCGCGCAACCCTTCTCCGATGCCGAACTCCGCAAGAGTCAGGTTTGTTATCCAACCAGAAAATGCAGCCAAAACCATTCCGCGCATGACGTCACCCACGTGTATTTCACGTCCCCTCACAACAAGTCTTGCTGCTCCGCCAAGAGCGGACAAGCACACAGGGGTTGCTACGGCGGCGGCTTCTCGCATCGCGTTATCCATCGCGCGTAGTCCTCTTTCGCTTTGGTTTTACTATTACTGGTGCAGTAGGAGAAGATTCAGGCTCCTGCGCCTCCCCTTCTGCATCTTCGGTGTCCTGCTGCGTGTCCATCGGGTCAGGCTGGCCCTGGCCCTGCCCGGTCGTCCTGCGCGGGTCGCAGTCTACAACTATACCAAGAGCATCTAGTCGCGCGTTGGATTCCGCGATTGCTGCGGCCTGTTCCTCTGGGTCGTACCCCTGTTCTGATACCATCTGCGGCCACGTCATCGCGCCGATTCGGACCATATCCCGTAGCGCGGGGCCGTCTTTAGTTGGGTCTACCATTTCAAACCGTGGCGGTGTCCATTCGCAGTCAGGGCTTGCATCATCCCACAGTCCGGCTGCGTATCCTGCGGTGCAGAACCACACCCAAATAGGATTGCACAGTGTAGGTATCATAACATGCCACTGATATTGCTCCGTGCGCTTGCGGAACTCCAGTCGCGCTGCCCGTATTGTGCTGTAGTTTGCTTGTGACACGTCCGCCGATATTTGGTCATATCCAATTCCGAAGCTTGCGGATACTGCGCGCAATCCTTGCCGCGTGAACTCGATTTGTCCACCGCTGCTTGACGGAGCAATGGACGTTACGGCTTGACCTGGCCGAGTGCGAATGATCGCGCCGGGTGATAGGGTCTGCTGCTCGTCTCCGTCATCTGTCGTCGTCGTCGGACCGAGCGTCGGAGGCGGCTGACCGTCGCCTGATTCCTGCACTATGGCGCACAGGCAAGCCTCTATTTTGCTCCGCATCAGCCAGGCGTCTTCATGCGTTCCGAGGTCTTCAAGCTTTACCATAGCCGCGTGCAGCTCTGGCACTCCGCGCACCTGTCCAGGCCGCAGATTACGGAAACCATGCACGATTTCAGCGGCTGGAACGCGGACGGTAGTCGGTGCCAGAGTTCCCCAGTTTGCGGTGTCGGACGGGTGCCACTTGTATAAGTGGTACGCTATGCGCTGCATGTCCTTGTCGAACTCGATTCCTTGAATTATTGCGCCGCCATTCTCGAGCGGGCCGTCGCGTCCGTGGTCCAGGTAGTCACCTTCGAGCGTCTGGAGTTGGATCGGGAGAGTGATTCCGCGAGACATCGGAACGGATCGCATTCGGACGATAACCTCACCGTCCTGCGCCATCGCGCGCCGCCATAGTGCCTGTAGCCCGTATAGGTCGTTCCGGCCCTCCCAGTCGCACTCCGTGCTTTCGGCCCACGCCCTCCACGCAGACATGCGCGCGTCGTTTACCCGCTTTGCTGCGCCCCTGGAGGGCTTCACCGCGCTTCGTGGGCGGATTCCGAACCCGACATGGTGCGCCACCACGGTATCAATCGCCGCCTTCGCGTATGCGTTGTTCCGATACAGGTCGCGGCTGCGCTCACGGATTGTCCGTAGCCAAATTGCGGTGTCGGTTGTCGGGCTGGACGGCTGCCCCCACCACGACATGTTTCCGCGCTGCGCGCTGGCTGCCTCATATTTGTAGGCACCAGATGCGCGCTTGCCGTATGTGTGCAGCGTTCCGAGCGCGGCACGGGAACGCTGCCGCGCAAGGGCTGCTGACGGGCTGACGGCTGCAACCGCGCTGTCGATTATGCGGGAGAGGATTCCTGGCTGTGCCATATCAGCGCCTCTTGTCGAAGCCGGCGAGGAAGTATCCGGCACGAGCAGGCTCTGCCCCTAGCTTGCGCTCCAGCCAACGGAGAACTCGCTCCATGTCTGCGCGAGACTGGAACTGCACCTCATCGAACATACCGGGCGATGTAGCGTACTTTACCCTCGATGCTCCGCGCATCCACGCCGCAAGAAGTGCTTTGTAGGCCGCAGCCATCACGATCGGATCATGCAGTTCGGCGGAGATTTCCTCTGGTGTGCGTATGCTGCTGCCACTCATTTAGAACCACCTCCGACGCGCGCCGCTGCCGCCAAGCCAGGACTGCTTTTTCGGAGCCTGGGGTCGCGGTGCTATCTCCGCTATCGTCGTCCCTGGGCGTGCCGTGGGCGGTGCTGGTTCTTTGCCTGGATCGACTATCTGGGTTGTCGGTTGTGCGCCCCTAGCCGTCACAGGATCATCCTGTACCGGAGTCTCCGTGGTCGCCGCTGGCTGCTCCGGCATAGACTTGGCGCGCCGATCCATTTCCTCCGCACGCTGTGCTATGCGCCCCCCCATCTCCGCCCACCCGAGGTAAGCCGCCCACGCATATACGAGGGTATCCCACGCCTCATTGCGCGCGCCTTCGGGACAGATCCATTCGTAGTAAGCTCCTCCTGGAGCTTCGCGGCGTACGAGCTTTTCAGAGGTAAGTTGTTCCAAATACTGCTGGTCACACACTGTAGTTGATAGATGGATATAGCCAGGAGGGTATGGGCTTCCAGGAGCGGGTAACGGTATTGCCAGGCGTCTTGCAAGCATTGATTTTATGCTCTGCGTTCCGACAGGGTAAAATGTAGTGTTGTGCTTACGGCTAACGCTTGGTTTCTTGCTCCACGGTGGAGCGCGCCTGTCGGATGCTCCGCGCGTTGCCCATATGCGCCTCCCCCTACGCTCACCGCAGAACCTATAAAGAGGCGCGGCTGTAACACCGTCTCCAACGTCTACGGCGACGGCCTCCGCCATCATTTTCAGTCCGTCCTCTCGCGTCCGGATGCGGAGCAGTTCAGCGTCAAGAGCGGCCAGCGTGTCTGGGTCTGTCGGGTCGCCCTGTATGATCTGGTAGTCTAGGATTCGGACTCTATCATCCCTGCATACTCCTATTGTATGCACCTCCAGGCGGTTTCTTTGCGCGTCTACAGCAGAGAACAGTGCCGCAACGTCCGCAGGAACCTGATCGCGGCTTGGGTAAGGCTCACGCTTTCCGACAAGTGATGATGCGTCAGTCTGCTCCCCACGCTCTTCCCATGTCTCTGCAAGCGCGGTATTTACGAACTTCTTCAGGCTTTCAGGGTGCCTTACATCAGTCAGCCACTTCTTTACAAGGTGCGACAGTGGCCTGAATGGGCTGTATATCCGGTTTGCCCAAAATCCTGCATGCTCTACAGTTACAGCGTGGCTTCCGCATGACTTGCATACCGCGCGCCATACATGTCCGTCCCACACCCAGACGGAGTCTCCCTGGTCCTTGTCGTGGTCAGTCTCCGGGTCGTGTCTTGTCCCGCAGCACTCGAAAGTCCGGCACTGTCGCCAGTCGACACCACGAACGGCTGCCAGCCTCTCCGCCTCTGTCCATGCGGCTCCGCAGAAGCGGCAATGGTAACGCGCAGATCGGTAGTCAGGCTCTCCGGCGGCATTCCTTGTCCACTTCACGCCCCACGGCGTTGCCTCGTCACCCCACCGCAGAACCTGCCGCGTGTTGCAGTGTGGGCATTCAACGAAAGGGCGGCGCTGGTCTGACTCGAGGTAGCTGCGTTCAATCCTGCACCTGCCCTTGATTCCTGGGCTGCTGCACCGGATCGAAAGCGAGTTGCTGGCGAATGTCTCCTGCCGCTCTTCTGCAAGCCCGAGCGGGTCTCCTTCCGATCCAGCGGATTCTACGTATCTTCCGATTTCATCCGCAA